TAGGATTGGATTACGGATTTCTTGGATTTCGTAACTTGTAAGTGATATATCTGAGGATATAGAAGCATAATCCCGAGGGAAAATGCTTCATAACAAGCAGTTAAGAAAGAATAGAATGAAGTATGATGATTCTAAATTCGGATTATCGTTACTTGGTTATTTACAGTTATCCATTTCCCCGAGGGGATTGGGGTGTGCTTCCTGCGGGAGGCGCACCTCGCGGATTAACTTTAAGTAAACTTGGTTCGATTCCAAGCTATGAGCAAGTGTAGGTAAATGATCTCTCGAATTCATATTAGTTGTATTTTTAATTTTAATCAAAATCTAATTATGAGTAAGAATAAATCAATTGAATTGAATTCAGCAAAGATCATCAATATCCGTAAGAATCTTGATATGACAATCAACAAGTATTGGAAGATCATTCGTGCGGAAAATGTAATGGCTAAGAAGGCTATTGCAGCAGGCCAGGGTTCTGGCTACGACCTCAAAGGTTTGTACAATGAAATCACACAGATGAGTGAGAAGCGTATTATTATTAAGGGTATGCTTATGTTGCTCAATATGGGTATTACAGAGTTCAACTATGAGGAGTTTAAGAAGACCAATAACTATGCTATTTTTGCAGCTGGTGAAGCTAAGGAAGCTATTGCTCAGCTTAAGATGATTCCTACCATTAATCCTTCTGAGAAGGCATCTAAGGGTAAGAAGCATATGGGTAAGACAGAGTCTTTTACCTCAGCAAAGATTGCATCTCTCGTTAAGGAGAGCCAGTTGAAGGCAAATAAGTTTGACGCTAAGCTCAAGGAGTTTAACGACAATACTAACATAACATGTACTGATGATATTGCAGAAAAGTTCTCTATGGACTTAGCAGTATAATATCGGCACAAGTATATGGTGTACAAGGACCAGCATTTATGCGACAGTTCGAGGCTGTCTATACTTTCATTTTAAGGCCATTTAGAGGCCTTCTGAGGCGTTTTAATACGTTTCCAGGACAATTCACCGCAGAGGTGGAAATAGCGCCTTAGAACGTAACTATTTAAATCATTATCAAAATGGATAAGAATTTGCAACCAAATATATCAGACCCAAACGTTATATATAACACAGTAAAGAACAATCGTAAAGCATACTTGAAAGCTCACTTCTGTGTACGTTCAAAGAAACAACCATGGTATATGCTTACTAAAGGTAAGTGTAAGAACTATGAAGAGCGTATGAAGAGTTGGGGTGCTTGTGTAGATTACTTTGACGTTCCATCAGAAACTAAAGTTATGAGTGAACGAGTTATTATCAAACGTATTGGAAGTGCAAACTTTATGGAGCGATTAGCTCAACATAAACTTGCAAAATGGGTACGTAAAAACCCAGCACCATGTGATGAAATGGATTTGTTTAAGAACGAATTCCTTGAACCATGGAAAGAAGAGCGAGATAAAGCTCTTGAACATTTTCGAGATATCGTAGTTTCGATATATGACAAAACAGTATTACCGTATGACCGCAAAAAGGCATTGATTGTGCCTATGATAGATATGGGAGGAGGAATCCGAACGTATCCAAACATGGATCCGATAACAATTGGTTATCCATTGTGTAAATTTGCTGGTAAACGATTCGTTAAGAAAGATACTGTAGTGGACGTATGTAAAGAGACACTTAAGAAAGTGTCTAAGTCAGGATATAACTGTAAATCAGTTGACTATACATACGAACGCAAGGTGTTGCTCAGTGTAGCAGCATAACAGTGCTGGTGGTGACACCCTTCGTCCCACCAACACTTTAAAAAGGAGAGTTGGCTGAGTGGTCTAAAGCGCTGGTCTTGAAAACCAGAGGGCGGTAAAACGCTCCAAGAGTTCGAATCTCTTACTCTCCTCCAACATTGGAGATTTAAGCCTAATTGGTAAGGCAACAGTTTGCTAAACTGTCAGTAATCGTAGCAATATGATGTATAGGTTCGAGTCCTATAATCTCCGCAATACTTAAAATCAATAATATGTTAACAATAGTATTAAGTGCAATACTTGGATTATTTATTGGTATTACATTATTCCCAATAGGATTGTTTCTTAGAGCAAGAAAATCTGGTTGGGATGATAGTAATATCTTTAATATATTTCATGTGTTGTTTCATTTAGCCTTACATCCTGATGATTTCACCAAGATGTATTACAAGAACGGAAAGAAGCCGTTCTGGTACTTAACAAAAGATGAGTTTTCAGAAGTCTTATATGTAAGACCATAGTAATAAATAAAAATAAATAATATGAATTACGTAAAACCATCAATCATTCAAATCAAAGTAGAGAACTTTAATCTTATGTCAGCTTCTAATAAAGAAGGTTCAACATGGGTTAATGGAAACGCAACTGGCTGTGAAAAACCAATAACTATTGATGATTTGGAGAAGAGTGATGAGGAATGCTCAGGTAATTAACCTGAGCTTCCTTAACTATTATTGATTAGCTGTAGATGGTCTAAATATTGGTTCGATTCCAATATACAGCACATACGTTTACTTAGAGTCATTGAACCATGTTTATACGAAATTTTAAAGTCGTTACGTACGACATAGAGATTTTCCCAAACTGTTTTCATTGTACATGTAAAGACACAGAGACACAAGAGTTATTACTTTTTGAAATATCTAATAGAAAGAATCAGCTAACAGAGTTAGTTGATTTTTTCGTTTCTAAAGATATAATCTTTTGTGGCTATAACAACAAACATTATGACGACGTGGTATTAAACTATATTATAGATCTTCAAAGACAATTGAGTCATAGAACCAGTCAAGAAGTCTGTAGGTCGTTATATAAGTTGTCTAAGTGTATAATAGAGTCAGAAGACGGAGATATAGAAAGATTCAAGAAATGGAAATATGCAAATAAATTCAATTCTATGGATCTTTTGACTATGCAATTTAGTTCAAAGTTAAGAGTAGGTCTTAAGGAAATGCAATTAACTATGCACTATAAAAACGTTCAAGAATATTCAGGTTCATTTGATTTACCAATCGAAGACTCTGATATTGACGAAATGATTGCATATAATATAAACGATGTTGAATCTACTACAGATCTATTAAGTAGACTTGAAGAAGATATAAAACTTCGTTTGTATATTGAAGATGAATATGGAATTCCGTGTTTATCTTTCGATGGAGTAAAAATTGGAGAATCCATCCTTGCTAAACTTTATTGTAAGAAAACAGGCGTAGATATAAAAGAACTCAAAAAAAATCAAGAGCCAGTTGAAGACATAAAGTTAAAGGATGTGATTTTCCCTTTTATACAATATAAAAATCCGAAATTACAAGACGTTCTCGAAGATATGAAAAAACAAGTAGTTGATTCGCATGAACGCAAAGGCTATGAGAAGAGGTTTGTTCTCTCAAATTTAGGCTATTCTGTTGGAGTTGGTGGATTACATTCTATCAACAAACCAGAAATCTTCCGTCCTAACGAGAATGAGTATATTGGGCACAGTGATGTGGCGTCGATGTACCCATCGTTGTTAATTAAATACAACCTTGCTCCAAGTCGTGTAGGAAAAGAATTTTTGCAGGTCTACACTGACGTTTATAACGACAGAATTTATGCAAAACATAATCGACAGAAACTTAAGGACAAGACACTAAAGCTTGCTCTTAATGCTGTAACGGGGAAAATGCAAGAAGAATCAAGTTGGTTATACGATCCGTTTAACGTCTTCCGAATAAGAATCAATGGACAGTTGATCTTGTTTATGTTAATAGAACGTTTGCTGGAGTTAGATTGTAGGATCATACAAGCTAACACAGATGGTGTAGTGTATATAGCTAAGGAAGAGAATCGTAGTAGAATTCAGGAAGCTATTGCAGAAGTAGAAGCTATTACACAACTTGTATTTGAAAGCAATGATTATGAAGCGTTTTATCAGTACGCAATTAATGATTATTTCGGTATCATTAAGGGTTACTCTGAATCCAAAGACCCTAATCTGATAGAAAAGAAAGGAATGTTTATAACCGAGACAAAGCTTGGGAAAGGATTAGCACCAGTCGTAATTCCTAAAGCGGTTATAAATTATTTTCTTACAAAACAACCAGTTAAAGAGTTTATAATGTCTGATAAAGATATTAGAGACTTTGTAATTGGTCAACGCGTAGCTAAAAAGTTCGATGTATATCACGGAAGTGAGAAAGTACAGAGAATCAATAGGTTTTACGCATCTACAAACGATTATTATTTATTCAAGAGAAAATATAATGAGAAGTTAAAGGGATTTGAATTTTCTTATCAAGGTAAGAGAGTTGACGTAAAGAAATATACAGACATAAACCTTTTGACAGAATCAGGAGTTACTATCTTGAATACGTATGACGAAAAGCCTATAGAGCATCGTCATATAAACTATCAGTACTACATTTCTAAAGCAAGTAAAATTATTAGTGAGCTTAAGAGTGTACAACTGAGTTTGTTTGACGATCAGACTTGTTAACCAAAGAGTATAAAAGTATGATTATTGAATTAAACACAAAACTTCTGGATTATCCAGATAAACTAAATTTAAATCAATTAGTCTTCCTAAGTATGGTATTGGATAAGAATCAAAAATCTAATAATCAAGACGTCCGCAAAATTGTCAGCCTAATTAGCGACGACGAAATATCATACTTAATCGAACAAGGACTTATTACCTCGATAGAGAGAGGGAATTCAATTACATATCAAGAATCTGAAAAGCTTACAGCTTATATCGAACCAGATCGTAGCTATTTTGATCAGTTTTACGATATGTACCCAGTTTATGTTGTTCGTCCAGATGGAGAAAAAGTCTATCTTAGAACGAATAAGAATAAATGCAGAAATCTTTATAACTCCTATGTTAGTAAAAGCTATACCAAAGCTGAACATATTAACAAATGCTTAGTTAAGGAACTTGAGAAGAAAACCAAGCTGGGCAAAATAGGATATATGAAGACTATGTGGAGATGGTTACAAGACCATCAGTGGGAAGAAATTGAAGAAGAGATGCTAAGTGAACAGCAAGAGCAAAATACAGAGACATATGGAACAGAACTTATCTAATTTGATACGTCCTATGTCTGTAGTTGCGAATGAAGCTGTTCAATATATTGCAGGCAGACGTGAACATAAAATCGTCAGCTTAAAAACAAGATGGAATAAGTTTAATAAGCAGTGTATGGGTGGAATAGAACCTAATACTGTGCTTACCATTGCAGGTATCTCTGGAAGTGGAAAGAGTTCGTTTGCGAACTTAATTACCACAGACGTGATTGATTTAAATGAATCAGAAGATGTTATAGTACTAAACTTCTCTTTAGAGATGGTTGGTTTTAGGCAGGTTGGAAGGACGCTCTCAAATAAGCTAAGGAGAACGACTTCGACTCTGTATAGTTCTGAAAAGGACCTGGACGACAATACCTTCAGAATGGTCGTATCGGTAACCAATAAGCTAAAGGAGTATCCTATTTACTTTGTAGATAGTCCTACTACTCCAACGCAAGTTAAAGACATAATATTCCAATTCTATGACACGTATGTTAAAGGAACTAACAAGCATTTCTTGATAGTATACGATCATGCGTTACTAACAAAACAAGTAGGATCTGTATTAGAAACTATAAGTGAGTTAGAAAGAGTGTTCATACAAGCTAAGAAGCTACCAATGACAAGCATTATACAGCTTGCTCAAATGAACAGAAACATAGAATCTTCTGAGAGAATAAACAATCCGACAAGTCATTATCCTATGAGAAGTGATTTGTCATCATCAGACGCTATATTTCAAGCAAGCGATTACGTTTGCGTTATACATAGACCAGAAATATTGAGCATCCAAGAATACGGTCCGAATCATTTACCTACTTCTAACAAAGTATACATACATATGTTAAAGAACCGTGATGCGGGAAAACCATGTATACTTGAATTCGAGAATGACCTTGCGTTCAATAATCTGATAGAAGTATAAGCGTCAATTGTAAAACATTTTAAGGCTGAAATTTTATGAATACATATACTTTTACAACTGGCAACAATAGTAACAACAATATTAAGAAGTTTTTCACATTTTCCTTTCTCAAGAAGAATAAGCCTACAGACTATTCTGAGGTTCTCGATGACCTTATTCTTGATAATCTAATGGAGACTAATTCATATCTCAAGGATTACAAGACTAAGCAGGAAGATGCAAAGATCTTCAAGGCCAGCACTGCTTCACTGAAGGGCAACGAGTTTGCAGAGGCAGCATCATTCCTTGCTAACTATGGCAAGAAGAAGACTTTCCCATTTACATTTGGTAAGGTTTACAAGCTCGCGGGCATTCCAGTTATCTTCTACGATGACGAGATTCAGATTGACCGTGACATTTACACATACGACGACTTTGAGAATCTTGCATTCTTGAATACGTTGAGTGCTCCAAAGAAGAAGATCATTATTGATATTTACACCAACAGTCACAATATCAATATTGAGATTAATAAATAATCTAAAACCTAAGAGTTAATGATTACATTACCTACATCTAAAGTTCCAGCAGTTTCAGTTAATCCACGTTTCTTAATTATCTATGGTCGTCCAAAGTCTGGTAAGACATCAGCTTTGGCACAGTTAGAAAATAACTTGATCATAGACTTAGAAGGTGGTTCTACGTTTATTGATGCTATGGCAATACAATGCCGTAACATTAGCGATTTAGGAGAAGCTGCTCAAGCCATTAGAGCTAAGAATAAAGAAGTAGGGCATAATTTCTATAACCGTATTACAATAGACAATGCTACTCGATTAGAGGAGATTTGTTTAAGTTATGCTGCTACTTTATATCGTCAAAGTCCAGTTGGAAAGAACTGGAAGGGAGACGACGTTCGTACATTACCTAACGGTTCTGGCTATTTCTATATTAGACAGGCAGTACGTAAGGTAATTGACATGTTTAAAGAGTTATGTGACGAGTTCATATTGGTCGGACATGTTAAAGATGTACAAATTGATAACAACGGAGAAGAGCTGTCAGAAATGGCACTTGACTTAGTTGGAAAGCTTTCTGCAATTATATGCGGAGAAGCTGACGCAGTAGGTCTTGTTTACCGAAAGGGAAATGAGACTCATATAAGTTTCAAAGGAGGAGATGGTTCTATTAAGGAGGCCCGTGCTCCACACCTAAGAGGACAGGATATAGTCATCGCCAAAGGAAACGATGATGGAAGCATAACAACCTATTGGGATAAGGTTTATAAGGATTAATCCCTATTATTTTAAGAAGTTATAACTCAATAAAATTAAGAAATTATGTATAGTACAAGTACAGCTGTTACAAATAATAACGAGTCTAATGGTTCTTATATGCCAGTTGGTATTAATGAGAACGTTTTCTTGAAGTCTGTAGAGGCTAAGAAGTCTCCAAATGGTCATGATTTTCTTGAAATTACATTCGAGAACAATGAGGGTAAAACCGCATCTATGACAGAATGGAAGAACGAAAAGAGCATGTGGGTTAAGACCGACGAGGATTTACAGCGTCGTGATAACTTACAGTTTGGTCGAATCATGCAGATTATCAACTGTTATTTCCCTAAGATTGAAGGTGAGTTTAGCACTTTCAAGGAGATGATAGATTGGGTTCAAGCAACACTTTCTCCTATGGTAGCAACTAAGAAGGCTTTACGTCTGAAGGTTGTTTACGATAAGAATAACTATACTCAGGTATCTAAGAACGGTATCTTTGTTGAGTCTATGGATAAGGCTGAGACAGAGATTAAGAAGTTCTCTCGTGACAGTTTTGAGCGACAGGTAGTCGCAGATGTTGAGAAATCAACAGATCCTCTTGCTTCAGCTACAAATGCTGATAGTACTCAGGCATCAGGTAGTGACGACCTTCCATTTTAATGGTAAATAGTCACTGGTGGATACATCCAAGCAAGCTTGGTGCAGAATATGATTTACGCGAGTGATGTCCGTATCTCTAGCGACGCCAAGACAGTTTTGAGGTTCTGTAAAAACCTCACACGGGATGTATGGTAATATATTTCACTGCCATAACTTTTCATATAGGAGGTTCGATTCCTCCTCATCCCACAAATCGAACAACAATGACGTGTAATAAGGTTATTCCTACGTTAAGTATAATTTTTGCTCTGATACGGAGAGGGAGCGTTCGATTTAAGGCCATTTAGGAGCGATTTAAGACGTTTAAGCATAGACTTTGTGTAGTTGTTAAGAGAAATGGTTTGAGACGCTTAGAACGCAAATAAATGGCCTATTACGAGATGTGTTAACTGGAAGTTGATATCGCTTAATTGAGTTAGCTAAATGCTGAGGTGGTTCGAATCCATCCATCTCGACTAAAATTATTACTATGGAACGTAAATATTTTGAAGAAGAGGTTTTAGATTACGCAAATAATCGTAAACCTAAAAGCTGGAGAGTCGGACAAGCCGTATTTAATTATATAGATAATCAGTACGGAGTTGCTCGAGATGTACAGTTTAAAGACAATGTAGATTGTTTTTATGATGATAAACTGATTAAAGACTTTCTAAGACTATCCTATAATAGGATTCGTAAAAAGAAAGGTTGGTAGAACCTTGGGGGTATTTTGGAACAAGCATGAGTTCGATTCTCATGATACCTACACTAACAAGAACTTATAAGTCAAATGTATAGTACAAAAACAGCAATTACAATGAGTCTTAAAGACTTGTTGTCTATGTTGGATGATGAAAGTATCTATACATACTACTTAGGTAGTATAAAAATAGGGAAACTTATCAACAGTCCATTAAGGAATGATGATAAGAATCCCTCTTTTGCTATATTTCGTGGTAAACAAGGCGGATTATTCTTCAAGGACCACGGTACTGGAGATGGAGGTAATGCTCTAAAATTCGTTAAGTTAATCAAAGGAATAGAAACAAGAGAAGAGTTTGAAAGGGAATTACTGAGAATAGTTCGTAAAATGAATCCTAATATGTCCATACGTCAACAGACTTACACCCAGAACGTAAGTAATGTTATGGATATAGGAATCGTTAGACAGCCGTTCACAGATATAGACAAAAGATATTGGAAGCAATTTCATATCTCACTTGATACGTTAAAGAAATATCAAGTGTTTAGCATTAAATACTTTCTTTGTAATAGAGTCGTCAGAGGAACCTACAAAGAAACTAATCCTATGTATGCATATAAGGTATATGATAGATTTAAGATTTATCGACCTTTAGCATCCAAGTATACTAAATGGCGTACTAATTTGACGAATGAGTACGTTCAGGGGTTAGCCGAGTTGCCTAAGGATGGAGGTAATCTCTTGATAATCACAAAGTCTTTAAAAGACGTTATGTGTTTATATGAGATGGGTTATAATGCAATCGCAGCTTCAAGCGAAACTACATTTATTCCAGACAATATTATTAAATCATTGAGGAGTAAATGGAAACATATTCTTATACTATATGATAGAGATCAAACAGGAATGTTAAGAGCTCGTAAGTATAGTAAAGAGTATAAATTTGATGCTTTCTTCGTTCATAAGAAGTTTAAATCGAAAGACATATCAGATGCAGTAAAAGCTAATGGTTTTAATACTGTAAAAGATTGGCTTTCACAAACATTAAAGAAGTATGATTGAAACATTGATTCTGGCTATTTCGTTCGGAATAATTGGAGGTATGTTAGGGTTTACTCTAATGTACAAAACATCTCCAACTATAAAGATGAAGAATGGTCGCATACGATATATAGAAGGTAACGATACAGAGTATGTAACGGTATCTGATAAGAGTGGAGTAGAATTACTTAATGCAGGATTTGCCAAGAATAAAAATGGTGTAAACTTTGTTGAGTATGCCACAAAAATCTAAAGGGAGAGTTAGGAATGCGACTAAGGTC